GATTTCGCTGGAGCCATCAAAGGCAAAAAAACGATCAGCAGCCTGCGCGACTCTGCCGATTCCGAGCTGGCCCGGGCAAAGATTGCCGCCAGCCAAATCGGCGACAGCATCCGGAGCAACTTGGCCAGCCTAGACGAGCTCGCCGCCGACTGCATGTTCCTCTTTAATGATGTGCAGCAATTGGTGATGAAGGCGAACGAAGACCTGATCGCGCTGATCAAGGTGCGGATCTCAGAACATCAGAAGGCAGAGGAGCAGAAAGCCGAAGCGCAGCGCGAACAGATCCGACAACAGGAGCTGCAACGGATTGAAGCTGAGGCGAAAGCCAAGGTCCCTGTTGAGCCTGCACAAGTCACCAGTCCGGCACCGGTGAAAGCCGCTGCGCCGGTTCAGTCTGCATCCAAGCCAGCGACCACAACCACGGCGCCGGTGAACCTGCAAGCTGAGGTGTTCGATCTGGAAGCGCTGATCCATGCCGTCGCTGGTGGCCATGCCCCGATTTCGGTTCTGACCGTGGACTGGGAGAAGCTCGACGCAATGGTCGCGGCCCAAGGCGACAAGTTCAGAATGGCCGGCGTGAGGCTGGTGAAGGTAGCAGCGTGAGACGAAACATCAACCGGGCGGCCACACGCCGCCGACAGACCTGGCTGGACTTGTCGGCCAGCGGAATTGAAGAGGTGGGCCATGGCCAAGAGCAACGCGGAACGGTCAGAGAAAGCCGCGGTGAAGAGGAAGAGCCGCGGCGAAGTAGAGGTTCGGTTCCACACTCTGCCCGCTACACGCCAAGCACTTGCTGAGCTGATGGCGTGGAGCGGCATCGAGGAACAGGGCGAGGCGATCACGCTGATGATTCACCACCTGCACGGCCTTGGACCGGGCGGCGCTCTTCCACTGCTTGAGCCGCCGCCGCGACACAAATACGTGATACCCGAAAACGTGTCGCAGAGATTGAAACTCGCCCATGACCGTGAAGCACTTCGTATTTGTAACGACGGGTAGCTACCAAGTACAGATTAGCTCTGCTGTACCTTGCGGAATGGAAACCTCGGCCCTCGATTTTACCGGCCAGAACAGACGGTATTCAGCTTGCCATTCATCAAGATTTGACTTGAGGAAATGGTTACGTTGATGCCCTGACGTGTAACGGCAAGGACCGGCTTTTGACTCAACTCCAAGCTGCTCATCAAGATCTTCTTTCAAGCGCTTTATGTCTATTATTTTTACGCAAGATTTCTTCTTCATTTTCCGCGCAACTGTCCGAGTTAGACGGTAGCTAAAGGAAAGTATGAGGCCGTCGTCTTCAAAGTAATAGGCATCCCGAACATCCGGAATTCTCACTCCTTCTACTACCACGTTTTGCAAAGTCAGGCCGTAAGCATTGCCGACCTGAACGCCTGGACCAAGATTCTTCAAATCGAATTCTGATTTATGAATTAGGTTCTCGTCAGGAGTATAAATCCCACTCCGATCTGTGCTCTTGTAATAGCTAGCCGGATTGATTGGAGCTACACCGCCATTTATCCATGTATTCGCATACGAATGTTCGTTTAGATATAGATACAGACTCATTCAGCCCCCTCCCTGTCAGCCCAAATGCCGGGCCGAACACAAATACCGCAACGGTCGGATATACCCCAGCTCAGACGAAATTCGGCGGCTCAACGACTCGATGCGCCGACTCCATGTAGCTGGCCAGGTCGATCACCTCCCGAAGGAACACGACCACCTCCAGCTTCACTGCGTCGTCGGGCAGCCCTATCCGTTTCAGCATTGCTTTAGCGTCTTCTTCGATAGCCGCTAGCGCATCTACATCGCTCTGCAACCTCATGTCGGCCTCCTGCCTATTTGAGCTGAGTGATACATACACCAGTTATGGATTCTCTTGCCAGCGGAAATAAAAAGGTAGGCGATGACTGAGCGCAATGCGCAATTGCTGAAGGACAAGCGCGCCAAGGAGAAGGCGTTGCTCGACAGGATCGGCGCCGAGAAGCGATCACTGATTATTTCGAAGGCGCTTACTGATGCACCTCAGATGCTGGGCGAACGCCACGGATTCGAGAATGGCAAGAAACGGTTTCGTCGTTCATTATCAATTTGGCTGCTGCTCCCGCCGAAGAGTCAGAAAATTTCGCGAGCATGTCGCGAGCTAAATTGATCGTTAAGACTAAATGGTGGCGGCAGCTTGAAAAATTCGCCGCGACAAGTATTGAGCAAACTTTCTAGTGAGAACACTCAATAAAACGTTTTATATATCATTACAGCAAATAAATTGACCATTCCGAAAACAAAAAAACCAAGTGATACCGCTTTGAGAAGTCGAAAAGATAGCTCGCCTCTTTTTACTCTATTCCATTCAGACTTCAATACACCCTGCACTTTCTCAACGAGCTCAAACGCTGCATGATCAATCTGATGCCTGCTCGCCGCTTCATTCACTCGAAAAAAATCCAATATTCTTATGATTTCTACATGCTCTACTGGATTTAGTCGTAGACGTATCTTTACGCTTAAGCTTTCCATTTTCGTTATATCGTCATGCCTACCAAGCAAGTATTCCTTAATACTCTCACCATCTTTCTTTTTCAGCGCAGCAAATGAAGCCATCGAATGAGCGGTTCCGGCGAAATCAGAGACATCTGACCTCAGCCCATCGATCCAAGCTTGACGAAACTCGGAAGTCTTTTGATCTTTCGCCAACACAGTTATCGTGAAAGAGATTATCCCAGCAATTAACGCCGCTGTGATAGGCCCGGCAATCGGTAATAACGTCCTCAGCAATTCCATAATTCACTCCCGTCTATAAATCTTCAATCGATTTAGACAAACATAACCAACGTCAGCTCGTTTACGCAACCGGTCCCGGGAGCGGTGCTCTATCCGCAAATGTTATGAAACGATTCCGCAGCACCGCATCACGTTGGTTAGCGCGTCGAGATATCAACAAATGACCCTGCTCCTCAATTCAGTACCGGGTCGCACTGACTACTTTTAAAATGCGCTTAATGCATGACAAGCAAAGCAGCGTGAGCAGACTCAATTAATTCCAGTCTTTTCCGAACTGAAAGACACGAATTCTCAGACCAATTGTGTTCGGGGGTAATTGCACTTACAAAAAGGGCGACATCCTCAACTGCCACTCTTGTTAAAAATAATTGTGTATGGATTACAGAGTCAACACCATCGCTTAAACTAACCTCCGTCAGGTGTTGAAGCGACTGGCTCAATCCCGTGGATACCAAGTCCTTCTGAGGTAGTGTTATATCTTTATTCACGTCAATAGCTAAACGCACCCTTAAAGCGGCTTCCTTAACGACAGCCTCCGCCCGAACAGCAGCATTTTTTCTGCTTTCGACTTCCGCGTTTCGCCTCATCCTTGAATCACGCGATGCTATCCAGATCGCCGCCAGAATCGCCGCTATTGAACCAACCGCCTGAACCCACGACGCCAGACCTGGATGATGCTCAATCCAGTACGACACACAATCCCAGCTCATATCTCACTCCCCTGTAGATCCCGGAACTATACCGGCGAGGATCCCCTATGTCCGCACAACAGAAGAAACACCCCTTCGATTTCAAAACTCAATACGGACTCGGCTTCAGCACTCAGGACGATGAGATCGTTGTCGACTTCTTCTGCGGTGGCGGCGGCGCCGGTACCGGGCTGGAGATGGGTCTGGGCCGCGCGGTGAATGTCGCCAAAAACCACAGCCCACAAGCGATCAGCATGCATACCGTGAATCACCCGGGCGCCGTGCACTACACCACCGATGTGTTCGAAGGTGATCCAGACACCGAGTGCGGCGGCAAGGCCGTTGGCTGGTTCCACATGTCGCCGGATTGCACGCATCACAGCCAGGCCGCCGGCGGGCAACCGCGCAAGCGCGAGATCCGGAATCTGTCGTGGATCGGCCTGAAGTGGGCCGGCAAGAAGAAGCCTCGCGTCATCAGTCTGGAAAACGTGAAACAGATCCTCCAGTGGGGGCCGCTGATCGCCAAGCGCTGCAAGTCGACCGGCCGTGTCATGAAGTTGGGCGGCGCCATTGCTGAGCCTGGCGAAGTCGTCCCGGTTCACCAGCAGTTCCTGGTGCCTGACCCAAAGCGCCGCGGGCAGACTTGGGCAGTGTTCGTCGCCGAACTGAAACGCCTGGGCTACGCCGTTGAATGGCGGGTCATCAAGGCCTGCGACTTCGGTGCACCAACCAGCCGCGAGCGACTGTTCATGATCGCCCGTTGCGACGGCCAGCCGATTGTGTGGCCTGAGCCAACCCACGCGAAGAACCCAGCCAAGGGCCAACAGAAGTGGCGCACCGCCGCCGAGTGCATCGACTGGACCATCCCGAGCAAAAGCATTTTCGACCGGGCAAAGCCGCTGGCTCCTGCCACCCTTCGCCGAATCGCCAAGGGCATGAAAAAGTTCGTCATCGATGCCGATGATCCATTTATCGTGCCGATCGCGAACTGGTCCGGCGAAAGTGTCCAGTCTGCCCATGAGCCACTGCGCACGGTGACGTCATGGCCGCGCGGAGGATCGTTCGCGATGGCAAGCCCGATCATTGCTCCGGCAACGCATCAGGGTAGCGACCGGATCAACGATCCCCACGAACCGCTACCTACGGTCACCTGCGCGAATCGCGGCGAGCTGACGCTGATCAGTCCTGTGCTGGTCGGCGCTGGTGGCCCGGTATATGCCGGAAATCCGGTAGCTGCGAATAAACCTCTCGGCACCTTGATGACGCGTGGTCACCGCGCGCTTGCCGCCGCGCACCTGGTCAAGTTCCGGTTTGCCGACGAAGGCAAGGCGCTCGACGAGCCGCTGCCAACCATCACCAGCGGCGGCGACTACAAGCGCCCGGCCGGTGCCGCTCACGCCATGGGTATCTCAACCGTGTTCATGGCCCAGATGAACGGCGGGTTCAACACCACCGACGCCAAGAGCGTCGACGATCCGATGACCACGGTGACCAATACCGGAAGCCAGCAGCAGCTGGTGACGGCGAATCTGGTGCACTTGCGCGGCAACTGCGATGCGCGGGACACCGCCGATCCGCTGCACACCATCAGCGCCGGCGGCACTCATCACGGTCTGGTCACCGCATTCATGGAGCGCCAGTTCGGCGCTAGCGTCGGCCAAGGTGTGGACGAGCCGGCGCCGACCATCACAGCAGGCGGTGGCGGCAAGAGCTCGCTGGTCGAGCTGCAGCTCTCGCCAGAGATTGAGGCCGGCGCACTGCGGGTCGCGGCATTCCTGATCAGCTACTACGGCACCGAGAACATGAGCGCCGCCGACGCGCCAGCGCCAACCATCACCACTAAGGATCGGCTGGGCTTGGTCACCGTCACCATCAAGGGCACGCCTTACGTGATCGTCGACATCTGCCTGCGGATGCTGCAACCGGCCGAGCTGTACAAGGCTCAGGGTTTCCCCGCCGACTACATCATCAGCCACGGCGCCGACGGCAAACCGTTCACCAAAACTCAGCAAGTGCACATGTGTGGCAACAGCGTCAGCCCGCCGCCGATGGCTGCACTGGCGCGGGCCAATGATCCGTGGCGTGTTGTCGAGCAGCAGGCCGCAGCGGCGTAGTCACAGCCACGGCAACGCCGACAGCCAGTCAGACAAACGCATCAGCGACTGGCTCAAAAGTTCGACAAACACCTGGTACATCAGATCAGCGATCAAGCGCTTCATGCGGCGACACTCCATAACGATTGGTATGTCGCAATTCTCCACTGACGCTGATGCTCGATGGACTGGGGAAAGTTGTGCCCGGCGCTGGCACAACAAGAAACTTTCTCTCAGCCCCTACCCCCTTGACACCCTCCACCGCCCGGGCATGCCCCGGCATAGGACGCCCCATGCCCACAGAAAACCAGCCAGGCGCAGCGCTTGGCAAAACCAACCGAACTATTCACTGCTGCCTCGACGTGCGCGGCTCGCTGAAAAACATGAGCAAGCGCCAGCTCACCGGTTTGTTCCGGCGCGTAGATGGAACCAAGTGCACCGCCGATGAAGCGAAGGATCACCTGATTGAGGCGCTGGCCCAAGGCAAAGAAGTGCTGCCATTCGGGCCACCTTGTGAAGGTTTCGATTACGCAGGCAACGGTTGCCCAGGGCACGACACGGTGATCGCATGAAGCGCGTCTACCTCAGCGGGCCAATGACCGGCCTGCCCGAACTCAACTTCCCCGCCTTCGCCTCAATGACCGCCAGCCTGCGTAACTCCGGCCACGCCGTCACTAACCCCGCCGAGCTCAACCCTGATGGTGGTTCTTGGAACGACTGCATGCGCCGTGACATTGCCGCCCTTATGGACTGCGACACCGTGGCCACGCTCCCGGGCTGGGAGCATTCAAAGGGCGCACGCCTCGAAGTGCTGATCGCTGAACGCCTCGGCATGACCGTTGTGAATGCCCATGATCTGGTATCGATGGAGATTGCAGGATGAGCGAAGTCAGCCGGTATTGGGTGAATGGTGACGGATATCTGTTCGGGTGCTCCACAGCGTGGGAGCCGAAAGACGATGAGCTGGTGATGTGGCCGGACTTCAAGCGCGTGCAAGACGAGCGTGACGCCCTGCAACTGCGCCTGAACGCGGCGGATCAGCAAAACGATGATCTGGTGGCAGAGCTCGCAAATGTTCGCAAAGGCCCGTGCAAGATGATCGTCGGGGACGAATTGCCATGACCCACAAAAGCTACAGGCTCGACCCGAACGTGAGAACCATCACCGACCTGGTGACTGATGATCAGGTTCAGAGCTCGTTCCAGGGCACGAACTTCGGCCACGACGACTTTCGCGGACTACTGGCCCAAGGTTGCATCAAGGCGCTGGCTGGTTGGCATCAGGGCCACACGCTTACCTGCATCCTCGAAGAACTGCGGCTGATCAGCTGGAACCGTCAGGTCGGCAAGATCAAGGTCACCGCCAAGGGCCGTCACTACATCTGGCTTGCCTTCAAAGGCCGCCCGGGCGTCTAATTCCGCAAAGAGTACATCTGTACTCCACCCGAAAAATTACTCCCTCCCCCTTCAAAGTCAGCCGCTATAGCGGCAAGGACGAAGTCATGTCTGAAGAAAAGAAAAAAACAGGGCCAGACCACTTTCGCTACGTCGACCATATCGGCCCGGAAGGGGTAACTATCGTCTGCCGGAAATATGTAGTCATCCGTGAAAGCGAGTACTGCTACTGGATCGTCCCTGAGGGATCGGAAGGCTGGGCGCTGGCACGGCAGACCGCAACAGGTAAGACCTTCAAGGATGCGAAGCGGGTATCGAAGGATTCGTGGCGGCGATTCGCGTACCCGGAGAAAGAAAAAGCGTTTTCCTCCTACAAGGCCAGAAAGCGGCACCAGCTCAGCCACGCTGAACTCGCCCTTGAGCGTGCGAAAACCGCTCTTGCTGACATCAAGGACATTGAAGCGATCAACGACGAGCATCTGTGCTCAGGCGGCGATTACATCAAACAGCTCAACTGGACGGACTGCTGATGGCTACCTCACCACAATCGAAAGAACGGCCAATCCTGTTCTCGGCGCCGATGGTGTGCGCCATTCTGGATGGCCGGAAGACTGTCACGCGCCGGCCGGTAAAGGTTCAGCCGCGTTCACGGGCCGACATTGGCAGCTACGGCAAAGGCCAGCCCTTCATCCGCAACCCAGACGTCACGAAGCGCAATCCGGAATGTCCCTTCGGTAAGCCCGGCGAACGGCTGTGGGTTCGCGAGACCTGGTACTGCGATCACAGCGAGGTCATGAGCGGCCCTTACCTCAAACCGGATGACTTGGATATCAGCGAGGCGCGCGACGACGGCACGATGGTTTACGCCGCCGATGGGCTGACCCCATATGAAGCCGATCAGCCAGTCTGGAAACCAAGCATCCACATGCCGCGCTGGGCGTGCCGCATCCTGCTGGAGATCACCGACGTCCGCGTCGAACGGTTGCAGGACATCAGCCGCTCCGATATCCGGACGGAAGGCCTGCAGTGTCCGCCGGAGCTGGCAAGCGATGACGTTTCGCCGAATTACCGAGACTGGTACCCGGCGGCGTGGAAGGAGTTGTGGAACTCCACCGGCGGCGACTGGGACGCAAACCCGTGGGTCTGGGTCGTCGAGTTCAAGCGGGTGACGCCATGATCTTCGCCCCGCTCTACATGGCCTACCTCATCTATAAGGGGCCGTGGCGATGAGCCGCATGGAAGAAGCCCTCATGAGGAAGCCTGGGTACACGCCATATTGCGGCGCTGACGCTTGCATGGTTTGGGCGAGAACGCGATGGAATGGCGGACAGTTCCAGTGCCAATGCGGCTGGACCAGTTCGTACGCTTCCGAGTTCATTGCTCAATACAAGGCGCGCTGGCATCCCGAGCCCAAGCCATGAACCGCATGGTCAGCGTCCGCACCGAGGAACTGACCGGCCCGGCGCTGGACTGGGCAATCAACGCGATCGAGGGTGATCGGCAACCCGGTACAGGTCAGCTGCAACTCTTCGCTCTGCCCGACGCCGAGCAACTGATCACGAAGTACGGCGTCTGGGTCGATGTTGGTCACCGTCACCCTTGGCTGGCTGATATGACCAACAATCCGTTCAACCGGCAGCCCGGCGAAACCCGAACCATCGCAGTGTTCCGCGCCGTGGTCTTCGCCAAGCGCGGCGCTACCGTGAAAGTCCCTGCCGAACTCATCCAGCAGTAACCCTTCCCCCAACTCAGCAGCCTGCCGGTGTACGGCGGGCGAGGACTGCGCGTGAATATTTACCGACACAACTTCGCAGCCGTCTGCCCCGCCGACGGCGAGACGATCATTTACCGGCTTGAGTTGCGATCGACCTCGATGATCCACGTCGAACACATCAAAACCGCCACCGCGCTGATCAAGCAAGGTTGGCATGAGCAGATCGCTGACACCCTTTCCGAAACGCTCGGCGGTGATCAAACCATCATCGCAACCCATCAGGGCGTAGAAATAGAAACAGTGAGGCTTAGCGGATGATTCATTACCACGGCACGCCTGTCGGCGGTAAGCGCGAGGACGCCGCTAAATTCTTGGCCGGCCGGCATGCGCTGGTGCCGTACCCACGCAAGGACGATCTCGGGATCGTCGCCGACGTATGCAAATCGTTTGTTTTCGATAACGGCGCATTCACCGCGTGGCAGAAAGGCGGCCAGGTAGACGTCGACGGCTACACGCGCTGGGTCGAAGATTGGCACCGACACCCCGGATTCACTTGGGCGCTCATTCCGGACGTTATCGACGGCGACGAAGAGGCCAACGACGACCTCGTTCGGCAGTGGCCAGAGGAGCTTCGCGGCGTGCCTGTCTGGCACTTGCACGAATCGCTTGAGCGGTTGCAGCGGCTGGCGAGGTGCTGGCGTACGGTCGCCCTAGGTAGTTCTGGCCAATGGGCTTCACCGGGCACTGGTGCATGGTGGAAGCGGATGGGCTTCGCGATGGATGCCATCTGCGATGACCAAGGCCGCCCTACTTGCAGGCTTCATGGCTTAAGAATGCTCGACCCTGCGATTTTCCAGCACCTGCCCTTAGCGTCCGCCGACTCCACAAACGCCGCGGTAAACGGCGGCAGCATCAGCCGCTTCGGCATGTATGCCCCGCCGACCGCCGGCCAGCGCGCCAACGTTATCGCCGACCGCATTGAGTCGCACAACAGTTCGCCTATCTGGCAGCGAGAAACCCAGGCCGAGATGGCCATCTAATCCACCACCTTCTGCCGCCACGCGCGGCATGGAGCATCACAATGAGAAAAGAACTGATCAAGATCAGTGAATTCCAGCGCCGGCGCTGGGGTGAAAACGGCACACCACCCTGCCCCCAGGCGATCCGCAACTACATCCGCAACGGCCAGGTGCCCGGCGAGCAAATCGGCAAACTCTGGTACGTTGATTGGACAGCGTTCAGCCGGTCTGACGGCAATGACCTGGTCGCGATGGTATTGAAAGGAGCTGCATGATGGTCCCACGGCCGCGCAAC